TGGGCCAGCGGTGAATCATCGGCTCATAGGCCAACTGGTGGTCTACAGCGTGGTCAACGATGGAGCGTGAGCGTGCCGGTTTCAGCCATTCAGGACGGTTCATGCCTTCAGGCCATATCTTGAAGGTCTGTTGGTAGTAGCTGTCTATCTCTTGCCACTTGGTGTGGGTGCGTGACCATAGGTCTTGAAGATGCCTAGTCATCTGACGGATAGATTCCACTGTTGGTTTATCGTCGTAAGCCAATATGCTACCTCTTGTGACCTAGGTCACACTTACCATCTTGAGCGGGTACGGTTGCGTCCAAGTATACGCTTCCACCCACTTTCCTGTGGCCCATATATGTTACGTCCCGATGCCTGGGCAAAGCGGCGTAACTGCCATGCGATACCCACCGAAAGGGGGTAGTCATCATGTGCGCCTGCCTGTCCTTCTATCCTGCCATTCTTCTTCGGGTTACGGATGACTGCATAGAACTGGTCTATACCCTCTTGATTAGGCACGACAATCAGTCTATCTGCGACTGCTTCGATGAGTTCTCCCCATAGGATGTACCTAGAGCGTTCATCGGTATGCCACCCGCATTTGTCGTCATCCCTGTAATAGAGGTGCGGATACCTGGCTTCACGGGCGGTGGAGATGGTCAGTACGCCCCAGTCGTTGTCTTCTATGCCCCAGACAGGGTTGTTATAGAGCTTTAATAGTTCCATAGAGGCTAAGGCAAGTTGGTCAGGGGGTATCAAGTTGGTCTGGATATCAGCGACCACGTAGCCGGTGCTGACATCGAGGATGACAGTGATGGCCCAGTCGCCGCCAGTGCCGTGGGACGTATCTGTTGCAGCCACGTAGCGCTTACCTGGGTGGTATTCCTGCCACACGTTGGCTTCTACTGGCCCAACCTGTATCTTCTTGATTGGTGCCCTGCAATCTTGAGCCATTAAGTTCAGTATATCGTGGTCGAATGCGGCTATGGTTCGGGGTGGTGATAGTGCTTCTGCTTCGGTGGCGGGGTATTCTTTCTCAAACAATGAGATGTCGGCATACTCTTTTTGCCGTGCATTGAACCATTCGTTGTCCCTGCCAGGCCGGACATTCCACCCATAGAATATCTTCTTGAACCCATTATCGGGTGCTTCTTGGTATATCTGCTTGAACATTGACCGTGCATTGGTGGAGTTGGACGTGGACACCATGATGAGTTGACCGCCGTGGTCATCAATCGTGGGCTTAACGGCGGCATAGTTGGCTGATAGATGCTCATGGAAGTCTGCTTCGTCGAGTATGACGAGTGATGCGGTGGCTGACCGGCCTGCTTTATCAGTGGATGGCAGGGCGCGGATGCCTGATTCCATGACAGGGAACGTGAGTTCTTGCCTTGAATCAGTACCTATCTGCGTCTTCAGTCCGTCGGGGAGGCGTTCATAGATGAACCTGCTCTTGGACAATAAGACCTTGGATTCCTCTTCACCCTGTGATAACAGCAGGACGAGCGCACCTTCCTTGTACATCGCCGTCCATAATGAGTATGCGGCAAGGAGCCATGATGCCCCTGTCTGCCGTGACTTCAGCCATACAATCAGCTTCTCATCATTCAGGTTCTGGCACACCTCGACTAGGTGGTTCCACCTCTCAAAGGCAATGACGCCTCTGCCTGGGGGTGGCTCCAATACCTGAACGAAGTCCAAGAAGTCGTTGAAGTACCTTTTGGCGAGTGCGAATGCTGCGGCCTCACCTGCCTCTAATGCCAATGCTTCTTTGGGTTCTTGCCTGATTACGACCATTCTTGCCCTTCAGTGAAGTCATCAAGGTGGGGTACTAGTGGTGCTTCTTCTTCAACAGGTGTTGCGGTGCCTTCGATGATTCGTTTCCTTAGGTCAACCAGCGACCTGAGTTCGTCATCTGAGAAGTCATCTATGTTGCGGTGTACCACTTCCCCGCCCACTTCGATGACCTGTGCCGCCTTCCCGAATGCCCTCTCAAGGAGCATCTCTATGGCCCTGAGTTGGTCAGACACCTTGGCCCCTTCAATCTCGCCATTCGCCACAGCCACTAGCCGTCGAACCAATACGTCGGCATTTTGCGTGGAATACAGTATCTTCTCAGCCAGTTCCTTGGAGCGCTTGACTGGCCTGGCCCCAGTCCCATGATTCCCTGATTCCCCAGGACGCCAAGGTGGTGCCCAGTTATCTGGTACTTTTCTGATACTCATACCCAAAGAATACAATAGTCAGTATCTGGTTGCAACCATCTTGCTTATCTGCTACCCTCATTCGACAGTGCGAGAGACGACTAATGCTCTCGGCTTATTCATATAGAATAGGCGCGTCAGGAAGAATCGGCCCCTTATAAACGAGGGTGGTGGGCCAAGTCATTCACTTGGTTAGGGGTACTTCCTGGGCTGGGATGGACGAGAGTCGCTCACCAGTTAATCGCAAAATCTGCACAATGTCACTGGGACAGTTACGTAATATAAGTAATCAGTTAGTGCTATAATCTAATCTCTCTCCTCGCACAGACCTCCTACAAGCCGCCCATCCTTGTAGGGGGTCTTCCTTTTTCTCCTCTGCAATAACGCACAATGGCAATGTTCCCTTTGATTGGTATTTGGTATTTTGGGAAAGCAGCCGATACATGTCCCCCTACCCTCAAAGTACCCCCTAGGGGGCGGTTTCCGATGTGGGGGTACTAAGTAAGCCAATTACTAAAAGTAAGTGACTATCACTAAGTCTGCCAGCTTACGATTCTAGTCGCCGCTGAATAAAAGTAAGTAACTAACCTAATAGTCTGTGACCTAGGTCATAGCTTGTGAATAGAATCACATACTACCAGCCGGACACCAGAGCAGATACTAACTATCAAAGAATACCACTACGGTTTAGCGATAGTAAGTATAGATTGTGAAATAAAAAACTATTGGATTTGGGCAGTCAGCTACTCCTAGGTCAGCTATTAAAATGACGCCACAAATCAAGCCTCAGAGGCATATAGAGCATTTTACCTTGTTACCATTTGTTACTATTTGTTACTACTGGGCATACGAGCCTGAGCTTATTTATAATCATTCCAAGCTCCAATTTGGTAAGCAAAATAGGCTATCTAACCAAAAGAGTAATTGATAACGGATAACCAAAGGTATAAGATAGGTACATCAAATAAAACAGAGGTAACGAGATGGAATACATCAGCCCCAGAGAAAAACTTCAGTACCTAATTACAGAATACTGCAACACCTACGATTTAACTCCAGACCAGTCAATCAAAGCGATGAGGTCAGACTTACAACAAAAGAAAGGCATGAAATACATTGAGCTCAAAAATAAAAAAGCGGGATTGATTACACTAGAAGTAAATTTTGCCAGTTAGTCCATTGATTCAGAGGTTGAGACTCTCAACCTCTGGGGCGGTCAGACTAGCAGTTAACAATCTTGAATATCCAGGCAGGCATGGTACTCACCTATTGCAGGTATTAAGTAGTCCAAACCTACCAAACAGATAAACAAGAGGGGTTGACAAACTAGGTAACCAGTGGTATACTAAGAGAGTCAAAGGTTAACAACTTCAAGGCACAGGCGGAAGGGTAGCCACTCAATACGAGTCTTAAGCGCTCCACTCCACCAAAACAAGCTAAGGGGTTGACAACCAAGACAAAAGAGAGTATACTAGAGGCACACTAAAGAGAGAGAGGCAGCGAATGAATCAACAGGCAGTTGGGAACTAGTACACAATAAGCGGGTTGGCCTAAAAGTACAGGTTGGGTGAAAAACTCCGTAAAAAGGCCTGGTGAGGGATACAACCAACCCGCAATCAAAAAGAGAGGCACGAGATGGCATTCAAACTAGAGTACGGATACTGCAAGGGAATATACGTAGCATACTCGAACCCGCCCAAGTACTCATGCGATTACACAGAGTACGACGACAACGACAAAGAAGTTGCAGCAGAATTGGTATCAGGCTACTACAAACACGGGATATGTGTAGGCTGCGAAGAGCAAGAGAGAGACGAGCAAGACTCTCGACGAGCGAACGAACGAGACTTTTAGTGAGGCACGGAATGGAAATTGACAGGAGCAGACTCAGCACATGCCTGGCAAAGGCGATAGCCTACCAACAGGTAGACA